GGAGCAATTCAACCATCTGTTGAATGTTGCTAGATATATCTTGTAAATGTTGCTCCGACTGATCGGCCATACAATTACTTATTCACTATGATAGAATCTCGCGTCGGTTACAATAGATAGAGTACCAGATTCACTGTTTATTTGAGTGAATTTATATTCAAACTGCTTAACTTTATTAATTTCAGCTATTAATCTTTTGCTAATGCTCATCGGAAGTGATTCAACAACAGAGACGAGTTGCTTAACATCACCATCTAAAAATCCAACTACAGTATTATCAATCTTAATATATTTTATATATTTTACATATTCATATGTTATGGCGGAACCTATAATATTTTTTATATCATCTTTACTACCAGGATCTTTACGGTCTGTCGGTATAATATTCCTGTTTATCGTATCATCCCGTGTAGTAGTAGGTGCTTGTATTGAAATTGTTATACCTGATTCGGTAAACTCATGCTCATTTAACAAGCCTGGTGGACATTTAATGTTTTTAAAATTATCAACGTGTGATTTTATGTCGTGTTTTACATCTTCTCCGGCCGTATTTTGTATTGTTGCTGTTGTACCTAATGTTTGAGCTCTCAATCCGATCATTATTGGGTCTCTATCAATAGCAAACAAACTAACTGTTGTGTCTTGGCAGCAATCAGCAATAATCTCTGAAGATAACAAGGAATTATGTGCTGGGTTCAACGATACTGACTCTAAAGCTGTCTCAATAATTTTTTTCTGGTGATGAACCGTTAGAGGTGTGAATTTTACCGGTTTTCCAATGCTAGGTACATAGATATCTAATAAATTTTCTTTATTTACTCGCTCAATCGCGGAGATTATGTCGGAATAATCATTTTTTTTACTACTCATACATTATATTTACAAACATTATTAAAAATTGCCATGAGAAGGTGATGTACCGACCGTAGGACCTGTTTGTTGCTGTTGTTGCTGTTTTTTATTTTCAATCTCTACTCTTTTTTGTTGAATAAACAAGCTACTCTCCGCTGGTGTTATGTTTTCTACATAATCAGCTGTAAAATTCATAGTGTCACAAAGTGTAAATATGGTTGTATAATAATTCGCTATGTGTGAATTGTAACATAGTTTGATCATTTCATACATACTGTTATCATATAGACCTATTTTATATTCAGTCACATTAGAATTTTCTATATGTGGACTTTTATCTTTAAAAACAACTAAGTCTTTAAAGTTTTTTTGTGTATTATCAGCATATTTTAATATTGTTTTGAAATTTTTACCAGGTAGGGTGCCTAGAATTTTATTTTTTTCATCTATTGTTAATGTTGATAGATTGTATGTTTTATCTCCTATCTCTAAACGGTGAATTACATCAACTATTGTGCTAATAGGTGAGGTTATTTTACCATAATGTAAAGATGTAGGTGTACTTAGATACGCTTTTATACCTTTACATACATTACACACTCTTTCTTTTGTTGTATGTAGTTGACTAACCATTTTTAGTATGTTATATAGATCTATCGAGCCTTTATATTTTTGATCAGTCTCCGCACAGGTCATTTCTAGAGTAACGTCTGGTCCGATGCACGTGATTCTCAAGGAGATTAATATACAAAACTTGTCTATTTTGTTTAAATCACATGACTTTATGTCGTCATTTAAATTGTCAATAATTTTATTGAGGTATTTTTCTAAATTTGTATTATCTTCGTTCGCGAGGAATTTTAGTATAACAATATAAAATTTATTAGGTAACTCTCTAAAATTAATATGCCGATCAATACTCGGAACATACACAGGGTATGTAAACTTCATATTAATAATTATATGATGATGTTGTAATCTGCTACTTTGTTATGTTAACCTAGGATTTTCTTAGCAGCATCAATGCTTCTTTGAACGGGGTCAATTCCAGTTACATGTGTGAACCCAGTAATTATACTACTCAATTTGCCAGAACTAAAATTTTCAATTATTTCTTCAACAGGAATAAAAGGAATGCCACCAACAGTATAGTTTGTATAGAACCACGATGTATTGTATGTTTGCATCTCTGTACCATTTGATGCTAATTGAGCTGAATCTATAGAAGCTGGTGCGCAATTGTAAAATCTCCATACTTTTCTCTGTACTGATGAACGCTTTTGGTATGTTTTTGCTAATTGAATAATAGTTATATTTGTTTTGATGTTTTTCACATCACTTTGACCATTCTCCGGTATATCACCTGGGCGAGCGACGAGACCTAAATGACTAGTGAGTATTGACCATGGTCTGATAACAAAATCTATAAATGATGTGTTTGTCTCTAAAAACTGAATGGTTAATGGCTCTAAGTCCTGTCTAGCATCTGAATATAAACCTCCTAGAAAACCACGCTGTTTAGTTGTTTTAGCATAGTTGCGTTGAACTGTCTCACCAGGTAAAGTTACACCCTGAGCAAAAACACAACCGGCGATTTTTTGATTTAGATAGCTTGTAGTCACCGCGACATTCTTATCTATGTTATTTGCTACACCATCTCCATCACCTACAGGTTCCACTTTTTGGAGCATCGCTGTACTAACTGCGGCTGGGAAGTGATCAATCAAAACCAAGAACATAAACTGATTCGGTATACTACCGGACCACGTGGAGAGCTGGCGGAGAAAATGGTTTCGAAAACTAACCAATGGTGTTAGTGGTACATTAGTACCAAACAATTGTATACTAGCGGCTCCAGGGTTAGTAATGATGCTTTTAGCACCACCAATTAGTTTTTTACCTGCTGATCTTATTAAATTTCCCGCAAAGTTCATACATGATTACTTATGCGAGCTAGTCTTTTTCAGGTCTAATTCTTTTCCAATAATGATATGAAAATGTTACGTTGAAATTTGTAGGAGCTCCGGTACCTTCGATGCTATATGCGATTTCTCCAACTTCTGTAGGATAACAACCAACTAATTGATATTGTGATACTCGATTCAATTGCGGGTCTAGTTGAACTAGATCGATTGTGGATGTTGCTCTTGGTACGAAATAATTACCCGTACTGTCTTCATCATCAAATGTATCAAACGACCACTTTTCAAAAATTCTACGAATTGCTGATTGATTGTCACACATGAACTGTAACGAGTAACTACCACTATAAGTAGCTGCACCAGGTACATTGAAGTTTAGACCCATGTATGGAACAGCTTGATTCGAGATTGACCGAGCTGGTACACTACCACCTCGAGCATATACTAAATCATCCTCACTGATCATCACATCACTCCCATCACCAGCTTGTATTGTTAGAACTCTGAATTGAAAGTCCCTAGAGAAATCACGTGCTTGTGCTACTCTGTAGAAATCGGATATTGTTTGTTTTACGTCTGCCATAATAATATTTATTCTTAACCTACTAATTCACTGAAGTCTTGACTTGTACGAGTTGCGTAAAAGTTGACCAATATAAATTCAGCGGCACGTACAGGTTTGATATATATATCAATTACCATTTCATTTTGATCAATCACGTCCGGGGTGTTGTTTCGTTCATCACACACGATCAAGTAATCGTACATACCCTCTGTATTTTTAACATTCTCAAATATAGGTGTTAACACGTTCACTACTTGTGTTCTTGTAAACAATGTGTTAGGTTCGAATATGAAATATTTAACTGTAGATCGAACAGCTTTCTCAAGATACAAGAACAATCGACGTACATTGATCCGATCGAATGCACTAGGCTTGCGTTGCAATGTTTTCTGACCAAATACCACAAAACCATCATTAGGGAAGTTGGCTACCGGATTCATGTTGATCTTGTACAATTGATCGCGTTCTTTAAGTTTAGGGTATATCGATAGATCACTCACGTTGTTCAACACACCTCGTGTAAATCCAGCTGGAGCGTACCATGGTTGAAAGTTTGCATCAGTGTTGGCCATCATTCCTGCAGCGAATCCGCTGAATGGTGCCCATACACCTCTATTCAAACTAGGATCAAACACTTTGACCCAGGTACCAAACGCACAACTATAGCTGCTGTTCACGTTACCTTGAATATGACGCAACGGCCAGTAGATGTGTTTACTGAAGTATTTCTGCGTCACAACTTCATTACCTCTTGCATCTTTTTCTTTGAATGTTTGATTGAGTGTTTTAGCGTTTTTACCTTGTACAAAAACCCATCTCAAATTGTCCGAGATGTGCATCAAGTCCTTTCTCTTGTT